GTCTTGCGGGTTAGGCAGATCGGGTACGGCAGGAGTCTGGAGCTGCTGGTAGAAGTTCGTCATAGAGCCTTGTTGTATTCGTCTTGCGTCAACAAGCCAACAGCGTACTTATTCTGTGGTCTGAAGATGGTTAACTTTTGACCACGCATCTCAGGCGCGAAGGAGATATGCGTCCATGAGCTGTACTCGTGAATCATCTGGTCAAACTTGATACCAGCAGCCTCGATAGCCTTACAGACCTCTAGTGGAGTGCCAAAGCCCTTAGATGTGAAGTCAATAGCCCAACCGTCCATGTGTGAGCTGATCTTCGACCCACCCACAGCGACATTGACCTCTGGCAGACGCAACCAAGAATTGACATTGATTGGCTTGCCAAGTAACTTCCTGACCTCTTCCATACCAGCAGCAGCCTTCTTCATGTTCTCTAACTGCTGTGGTGAAGGCTGGTTATTGATACCCAAACGGGTTGCGGTATCAGAGTGCGTTGCCTCTTCAAGACTAAAGTGTTCACTTAGTTGCATCGTCTTCTCCCACAATAGCCTTCGCAATGGCAGTTGATGCCTTGCGTCCTGAGATACCGCCCATCGTTCCGACACCCATAAACGCAATGGCTTTCAAGATTTCCAAGAATACAGAGTCGATTGGTGCGAGTTCAGCGTCTTGCTTCTCAAACCCGATCAGGTACAAAACACCAAACGCAATACCTAAGACCATTACGGTAATTGACTTGACGACGAATGCCCAGACTTGGACTTCGACCTCTTCCACACTTGGCTTCGGACGAATCACTTTAGCCAGTATTAGTTGCTTTAAGAATTCAATCATTTGCGTTTCTCCATTACCTTCTCAACAGTACGACCACCAAAGTAAGCCAACATGATCAGTTGACCCCACTCACCTAATAACTTCACATAGGTCTCGTTCACATTGACGCTGAATGCCGACATCATGGCAAACAGAAAGTATGCGCTCAGAATTGCTATAAGGGTCAATGGACGAATGTTTTTGGATAGGTAGGAGTCAGACTTCATGTCTGCTTCCCAGCGCTTTGTAACGGCTTCTAGTTCAGCCTTGGCGAAGTCTGCTTCTACTTCCGCCAGCTTCGCAGTAGCTGCTGGATCGCCAGCAATAGCCTTTGCAACGGCATCAACGCTATCAGACACGCCAAACTTACTAGCCAAAGCGGTAACAGCAGCGCCACCCATAGGACCAGCGACAGCCATTGCCAGCGTGGGTGCGACACCCTTGAGAAGACCGAGTAGTTCATTCATTTGCTTTCCTTGAGTTCTCGTTTGAGTTTACGCAACTCCTTGATTTCCTGTTTTAACTGCGCCTTCATGTACAAAGTTTCCACATACGCCATTGAGGTTGTACCCACAACAATACATAGCATTACGGCAATTAAAACCCACCAGATAAGTTTGACAGTTGCCACATTAGCCATCCAAAGATCAATGAAATAAACATAACAGCAACCAACCCACTTATCATCTCAATCTGGTGAATTTCCTCTTGTTCTTGTTTCCATCTAGCAATTCGAGCCTTCCTAATCATCTCTGACCTCGCCCAAGATTGCTCCTGTTCGATCTTGCCGTACATTACCAAAAATCTGCCATAAAGGTCTTTGAGTTCTGCTGGTGCGTAGACCATTGCCTCTCGCACCTGTTCTAGCAACTTCTCCATCTGCAACTCAACTAGCACCCTCTCGATTGCTTTTTTGCTGGTGTTCTGTGTTGGGTCATAGTTAGTTTTGCTTGTTTCCTCTAACTCAATGTAATAGTTGTTAATCTGCTGTTGTGTGTCAAAGAGCAACCCAAGATTTTCTCCAATGTCCTTAATTAGATTTAGTTCTAGCTGTTCGTAGGATTGTGCGGCTGCTGCTGTTTTGGCTGCTGGCTTGGCTGGCGCTTTCGCCACAGGCTTTGCCGTATCACTTGCAATCTTTTCTTTAGGTGCGAATAGTCCGATGAACCAACTAAAAATATTCTTGATTGCCTTAACATCGTCCAAGACTCCTTCGGCAGTCTTTTTAGCAGACTCAAGCTGAATACGACCTTGGTGTAGAAAGTCGCACCCCTGCTTGATAGCGCTGACAGCGCCTTGTGCCAATAAGAGAAGACTGAAAGGGTCAATGCTTCACCTCTTTATAAATCTGGTAACACTTGTGGCAGATCATCAAGACCGTGTAGATCAGAGTCGCCCAGATCAAGACTTCGCTGACCTGAAAGCCAGCGACAGTCGCCAATGACACGCCTACTGGCGGTGCTGCCTTGGCAATTAGCGCAGCAGCGCCTTCAGTTGTGTGCTCTGATGTCATGCCTCGCCCCAATTCTGATTGGTCACAACGGTGATCAATGCAGGTACATCGGCTGCGCCAGCTATTGCAGCAACAAGTCTTGAACACTCAGTTATCACACCAGCACGATAGGTAGCAGTAGCCGTAGGTATAGCGACATCACGCTCTGCCTTACGAATGACCATCCAATCGGTCTGAGCCAATAACTTGTTTGCCGTGTCCTTGACTTGTGCAGTCCAGTTTGACTTGAGTCCCTTGGTGACCAAGCGTTCTGTGGAGTCAACCATTGCACCAAATTCACCTACTGTTGCGTCATAAACCTTGACATACATGGGGTTGCCGTCTGTGTCAGACTCTTCTCTGTCATTGAGCAACTTAGGGCTGTCTACGCCCCAGTAAAATCTGTCATCGTAGGTTGTGGTTACATCTGCAACTTCCTCGATGCCTACTGCTTGCTTCTCAGCAAGGCTTGTTAGGCGTAGCCAGTTGGCAGGGTATGAAGTTCCATCAATGGTGAATGGAGTATCAAGTGGGATTGTTGTGTCGTTGTGTTTAAACATATATCACCTTGCAAGAGAATTTTTAAATGGGTTTTCGGCAAAACAAGAATAAATGTATGTTCCACCTGACGAATTAGAGTTTGTGTTTGTGCTTCTAAGTTTGAATCCATTTGACAAGATGTCTATGGTATTTGTGCTAGTTGATTCACCGCCACCATTTTCTGCAACACTAGATTCAGCCATTAATTTATAAACAACTAAATTAGATGTATTTCTAGAAGTGTCCATCATGTACCAACTTCCAGTATTACCTGTGTCGTATCGTTTAATCATCACAAACCTCGGTCTAAACCCAAGATAAACAAAAGGACCATCAGTAGACCCGTTACCCGTGTACGAACCAAAGGCTGAATACCCTGCTACTGCGGAAAAGCAGTAGGCTACATAAGTCCCGCTACTTGCATTTACGTCTGTGCTTGTGCCAATACTGAATACAGTACTTGTTGGCGCTGTGCTATTCCATACAGTAGTAGCGGAGGCACTTGCGGCTGTTGAATTTAATTGAATAGAACTAGCAACAGCAATAGATGTGTGGCGAACTTGCCATGTACTTGTTGTGTCTCTGCGTTTAATAATTACCATGCTAGGCGCAACACCCAACCCATGACCCACAGTAGCGTTAGCACCCGTACCCGTATAAGTCACCACGCTAAAGCCTTGCGTAGCACCAGCACTTACAGTTGATGTGATAGAGCCGTTAGTGTTGGATGCGGATGTTGTTCCCGCTTTCCATTGCCATGCGACATAGGTAGCCGAAGCATTGCTTAATTCATAGTTTGCTGTTTGTCTAACAGTAAACCCATTTGAGTTAAATGCTGTAAGGTCACCAGCACCACTTACATTTTCTGCGTAAGTTTGATTTGAATTAAGAACATTTTGAACACCACGAACAGAATCAAATAAGTTGTGGTCATAAGTTGTGCTTCTAACTTTAATCCAAACCCAATCAGGCTGAAAAGAAACACTATTTACAGTATTAGTTGGGCTTATTGTTCCACCAGTACCGCTATACAGCGTAGCCGCCATATAAGCCGCACCATTCTTGATGGTTGGTGCGGGTAGGTTATAGGTGTTTAGAGCAACAAAGCCAGTTGGGGGTGTGTAGGAGAATGGGCGTTGACCGAAGTTTATAGCCCAAGCAGATGAATCATAAGACGATACAGCCGCAAAATATGATGTAACAGATAACCCAGATACGATTGTTCCTTGAGAAGCATTATTTTTATATGCAGTTAATGTTCCAGTAGAAGAATTAAATGTTATTCCAATTACATCACCAGTTGTGTAAGTAGCACCATAAGCAGAACCCGTACCATTTACATATTTATTCCCATTGGCATGATATGACCAACTACCAGTATCTCCAGCATAAGTAGCCAAACTCCATGTTGACAAAGCAATTCCAATAGCACTAGAGCCAGCAGTACCGCCTGCTGTATATGTACCTTCAAAATACCAATTTCCACCAAGCATATCCATGCTGGCACGAACACCCGCGTGTGAGGCAGTTGTATATTGCCAAGATAAATTTCCAGCGCCAACAACTCCAGCACCTTTGTCTAAAGGATTCAACACCGCATAGTTACTACTCAACGAACCCACAGTAGGCGAGTCCACCATGCTGTCATAAGTAGCACCAGCCGTCACGCTAATGTTGTTTACTGTCCATGTATTACTGTTACCTGAGAAGTCTGTACCTAATGCGGCTGCTGTGCTGTTGTCGCTGAAGTTCAGATAGAAGCCATTTGTGCCGTATGTACCAGCGTACTTCTTGGGTTGCCATACACCTGTGACAGCATTGGTTTCACCAAAGGATGATGGTGTTAACTGTTGAGCATTTACAAAATTGACTTCGGTCATGTAGCCGTCAAATAAATTACTTGAACCATCGTAACTTCCAATTCTGTGTAAAGCCGCAGTATTTATTTGCCCAACATCGTTTTGTGATGGGTATGTTGCCGCAGAAAATGCAGTAACTTGAACACCATTTATATACAACCTATTTCTATTTGCCGCAGTTGCTTGAGTAGTATCTATTGCAACAACAATGTGATACCAAGCGGCAGGGTCACGGAAAAGTTGAGTTGTTGTTGTGTAATATAAAGTAGAAGCATTGGTTGAATAAAAGCCTACTTGGATGTTATCGGAGTTAAAGATTATGTAAGTCTGTGATGACCCCAAGGCAAAAAGGTATTGGTTTATTGCACCCATAGTGCCACGCTTAACCCATGCACTCCAAGTCCAAGTTTTTGTATCACCTGCTACAAATGTTCTGTTTAAACTAGCGCTGGCACTTGAGCGCAGACGCACACTACGGGCTATGTTGTAGCCGCTAGGTCTTGTCAGCAGAGAATCTTTTGATGCAAACATTATGCAAACGCCTGTGCGTAAGTGCCATACCAGTTAGTGCCGTCAGCAACAAAGGTCAAGATGTCTCGCCCTGTGGTTGCCGTAGTGGTCAATGTTGGTGCAGCTCCACCAGCAAACTTCACAGATGTGAATGTTGCTGTGCGTGATCCAGTTGCATCTTGCACCGCAATAAGAATGAATGATTTGCCAGCAGTAGCCGTTGGCATAGTGAATGTGCAGTTACCTGTCATAGTCACAGTCTGCACAGTTCCATTGGTAAGAGACAAGGTTTGTGTTGTGCCTGAGTTACCGATAGCCACCACAGACTCAACATAGTTGGTGACTGTGGGGTTGTTGATTGTTGGACTAGTACCCAATACATTTGCGCCACTACCTGTGCTTGTGCCTACACCTGTACCGCCCTTAGTTACTTTGAGTAATGGACCAGCGTCAAACAGAGCGTCGATAAGGTCTAAATCTGTATTGACTTTTGTACCCCATGTGTCTGTGGACGCGCCAACTTCTGGCTTAGTCAGTAATAGGTTTGTGGTTGTGGTATCTGCCATAGTTCACCTTCATGCTGGGACTTGCGTCCATGTTTCTGAATTGTCCGATATTTCCGACCAATTTTCCGATGTGTCTGAGACGGGACTCCAACTCTCCGATGTATCCGCGACTGGTGTCCAATCTTCCGATGTGTCAGATTGTGCTGTCCAAGTCTCTGGCGTGTCGTCTTGCCTGTCCCAATAAAAGTACCCAACATTGCCAACAACGCCAGCAATGATTTCCCCAATTATCTCAAGAGTTCTAGCATTCTGTGCGTCACCAACCTCAAGTGATGAAGATACGCCAGACAGATCGACTACTTGAGCAGAAGATGCCTCCATAGTGCCAACGGCACAGGTAGACGCATTCCCAGATATTAAAACTGATACGCTATTGACTACTGAGTCAACCGCACCAGTTGACTGGTTGCCATCGATGCCAAATGCTTTGCCGACAGAACCGACTGCTGTGGTTGATGAGACACCAGATATGGATGCCGTGACAGATAAACCGACAGACCCGACATTACCTGTGCCGACTACGCCATCTTCCTGCTCAGACACATTGACTAATACAGTTCCAACGGCAGCCGTTGACGCATTACCTGTCAGGGCAATAGATGTTGCGTCACGGCTTACAGAGCCTACGGCAGCCGTTGATGCGTTACCCGATACGGTTGCAGATATTCCTTCTGCAACGCTTCCTACGGCTGTCGTAGAGGCATTGCCAGTTATGGCGTGGGTGCGTGTTTCTGCAACGCTACCTACGGTAGTCGTGGATGCGTTGCCAGTTATGGCTTTTGATGTTGCACCGCGAGTAACCGATCCGACCGCAGTTGTGGATGCGTTGCCTGTTACTGCAATTAGTGGGGTTGCAACCACAGAGCCGACAGCAGTAGTTGACGCATTACCAGTCAGGGCAAAGGATGTTGCGCCTCTGGTAACGCTGCCGACAGCAGTAGTTGATGCGTTTCCAGTTATTGCTGTTGATCTGCTTACACCAACAGAGCCAACCGCAGTAGTGGATGCGTTACCAGTTACGGCATGAGTTCGTGCTTCTTCAACACTACCAACGGCAGTCGTTGACGCATTGCCAGTTATGGCGTGGGTGCGTGTTTCTGTAACGCTGCCAACGGCAGTAGTGGATGCGTTACCAGTTACTGCAATAGACCTTGAACCAGTAACGCTACCAACATTACCCGTTGCTACTGTCCCATCTTCCTGAACTGATATTGATTCTTGTACGCTGCCGACAGCAGTCGTTGATGCGTTACCAGTTACTGCAAACGATGTTGCGCCTCGACTAACCGACCCGACGGCAGTAGTCGATGCGTTACCAGTTACTGCAAACGATGTTGCGCCACGACTAACAGAGCCAACGGCAGTAGTCGATGCGTTACCTGTTATTGCGTGTGTTCTTACCTCTGCAACGCTGCCAACCGCAGTTGTAGAGGAGTTACCCGTTATTGCTTTTGATCTGCTTACGCCAACAGTACCAACATTGCCAGTTGCAATATTGCCATTTTCTTGAATCGAGATAGTTTCTGTAACGCTACCGACAGCAGTCGTTGATGCGTTTCCAGATATTGCTACGGTCTTGACTGGTACGACAGAGCCAACATTACCAGTAGCTGCGTTACCGTTAGCTGTGGTAACGCCTACGCCATAAGCGCCCTGCCCATAGTTAGCGCCACCATATACGCCATAAGGGTATATGGTGCTTGCATAATTACCTGAGCCGTAATTACCAGAGCCGTAAGCAGCCATGTTGCTGCCCCTTAAATTTAAGCGAGTCTGATCAAGCCTGTGCTTGCGTCATTCGTCGGCATGGTGAGTGTAAAAGTTCCAGCCGTAACGGTCTGTGAACCAAAGGTGTGGACGCTAACAGCCTTGTTGCTTTGTGTGCTGTTATACAAGAGCACGCAGTCAAATGCAGTAGATAAGGTCACATTGGTATATGTGATGCTGGCGCTTGGAGTCACAAATGCAGTAGTACCGCTTGTGCTTGGCGCTGTGCCAAATGTCACCGCAACACCGCCTGCTGTGTAGTTAGTTCCAGTAACTTCGCCAGTTGTCGAATACGCAGTAGTTGCAGCGTTGAT